CTAATTTGTTGTATAGTAGGAGCAAAAATGCCTGTATATAACCCCTCATCTAATAGTTGCATTGATTGGTCGATTGTACTTCCGTAAAATCTAGCCTCTTCTGCTGCACTTATAGATTTAGTAACATCTTCAGAAAAAGCAGTGCCCTGTGCTTTACCAAATGCTGAATTAAATTCCTCACCAGAAGTTTTGCGTTTTCTAGCTATATATATCTCTTCTGAATCTTTATAACACGTTCCATCTCCAATTTTACATTTAAGATCGAACTTAGCAATATCACGAATATCCTTCTGTGCAGTTGTGAAGTCACCTGTTGAGGCATTAGCTTTTAACCAATCCGTTAGTGTTCCTGTATAACCATTATTCTTTTTAGCGTATTCATACTCTTGAATATTATTTGTTGGTTTGTTATTAGCCTCTTTAGCCAACCACTCTTTAAAAGTTCCTTTATAGCCATTGAGTTTAGCAAATTTAAACTCTTCGATATTAGCCGAAGGTTTAGATGGTGTAGGCATTGAGCTTCTAATCTCATTAGCTAGAGTTACAGTTTGGGTTGCGTAGTCGTGTAAGCCAGCAGATCGTAATGCACTTGCTACTTCCATATACTCATCTGGTGTTCTTGGGTCAGGAAACCTTTTCATAATCTCATCAAGAGCTTGTTGTTTGGCAACTCTTGGGTCTGGTCTACCTCCTAGCATACCACCTAGATTTTGCATAGCTTGACCGTATAAATCACCCTCAAGTGAAGTTGCGTACATTATTCCACCACCTAGGGGAAGGTTGCCTGCCTTGTAAGCATCATCTGTCATTTGCCTATCCATAGATTGTCTAGTATCAAACATACTTGGAAAGTTTAAATTTGCCATATATATCTCCTATGAAAAAAGGCTGCCTAGCTTACTGCTTGAAAATAAACTATCCCACAACCCAGTTTGTGCTTTTCTTCTCTTTGCTTGACCCATAGCTAAAGCATCAGCCCAACGAGTAGAGGCATTACTTACTCCAGCCATATTTGCGTCTACTTTTGAACCTTGTCCTGCAAGTCTTGCTTCTGACATTAACCCAGTAGGTATTGCAGCTAAACTCATAGCACTTGAAATATCCCCTTGTTGTCTTTGTAGCCCAGAGTCAATTAAACCTTGTGACATTGCTAAAGCATCAGCCTGTAGTCCTGCATCTCTTTGATTGATTGCATCTTGTCTAGCTCGCCTTTCCCAATAACCTGCTGTAGATTCTGGGCCTCTTCCAGTTGCTACTTCTCTCTCTCTTTGTTCAGCTAAACTTCTAGCATCACCTTCAGAATACAAACCTCTTTGTTGGTCAAAGATTTGTTGTTGAGCATCTTGCCATCCACCACTTGCAAGGTCGGTTGCTTGTTGACCAAAAATCCCTTGCCTTCTCATCATCTCATCATAGATTGCTTGGTTCTTGTCAGACAAAGTAGAGGTTATCATTTTATTATCTTTATCGTAGGTAACTCCACCACCAATACCTTGAATATCCCAAGGTAGTGACCTTTCATAAGCTTCGTCTAATAAGGCTTTTTGTCGTTCATAATCTGCTTGAGCAAATCTAGCCCCTCTACGACCACCACCAAATAATCCACCTAACCCACCAAAACTAAAATTAACAGGGCTTGAACTACTTGAGCCACTTGAACCGCTAAACTCACCATAATCCCATCCTTCACCACCTTCCCAGGATTTACTATCTGCCATTTTATCTATCTCCTTTATTTATTATCATGCCGTTCTTTTCCACATATATACTACGATATAAGGTTGCAAGTTGTTATGTGCTCCACCACCTCCAGTAGAGCTTGTTGTTATTCCTTGACCTACAGGACTTCTTGATTGTGCTCCATTTCCAGCAGAGTCACTACCTACACCAGCAGTATGAGTATGTGCTGGCATTTCACTTGTGGTTAGTGTATGTGTCTTTGAACCACCAGTTTCTTCTACTACATCAAAGTCGGTATCACTAGCATCTAATCCTACTAGAACTTTACCAGCACCAAAAGCTGTCCAAGTTCCCACTCCTAATAAACTGTTAGGATTTGTACTAACAGTTGCTGTATATATTGAGCCTACTGGATAAACTACATTATTGATTGCAGCACTATCTAAAGCTGCAACTGCTGTCGCTACATAAGCTGTAGTAGCAATTTTTGTAGAATTATCTGAAGAACTCTGTGTCGGTGCGGTAGCATCTCCAGTAATATCAAGAGTTCCAGCTATGGTTGCATCACCACCAACAGTTAGATCATCTATAGAAAAACTTTCAGAAGAAGAACCATTTAGTTCTGCTTTTGAATTAACTGCTGTTTGGACTGTTTCAAATTCAGTTTGAAAATCATCTCCTGAAATTACTTTAGCTGCGTTTGAATCAGCTAGAGCATCTTTCCCATCCCAATCTACGTTTATAGTGTAATTACTCATCGTATTTTTCCTTCTTTATGTAATAGTGTTAAATCTTGGATTGAAGCATCATATCCATTAGATGCTACAGCTAAATTTATTTTTAAATGTTTTGCAGACCCTGTTAATGGGGTTTTGTACTCTTGCAATCCGTAGATTGGTGTAAATTTTGATGTTCCATATAGTGAAGTGGAATCACCCCATAGTGCTGTTGAACCTGTAGTAGTTGGCCTTAAACTTATAGATGTTGTAGTAGATGATGAAGAACTAAAATCTTTATACCATTTCAAACCAAGTGTTGCTCCAGAACCACCCTCTAATACAAGTATCATTCTTTTTAATATAGCTGAAGATACGCTTTGTCCTAAATTTATCCACACAGAAGATATGTTTGAAGAAAACGATGAATTAGTATAGGATGCAGCACTATCAACCCAAGCTAAATCTGTATCGTAATAACCCTCATACCCAGATAAAGAGCCATCCTTTTGTCCAACCAATAAACCATATAAATTTGTGTAGGCCAATGAAGAAGGTTCTCTATCATTAGAAAATGTCCATGTAGTTATTCTTGGTGTTTCGTTTGGAGTTATGTGTTTAAAGTCAAAAACATAGTTAATGTTTTCATCAACAAAAGACATAATATAAACACCTTCGTTTTCAACGTAAATTGACTTAACATTTGTACTTCTTCCTATATTACGAATTAAAGTATCTTTAATATTAATGCTTAAATCAGTTAAAGGTAGCTTGTCTTTCTGTGTTGTTCTTGTTAAAGACCGTAACCCTGTTTCAGATAAAAATACTAAATCATCACCTATAGCCTGGACTGAATCTCTGGATACACAACCAATACCTCGAATGACCTCGTCAATAGCTAAAGAACCAACTGTATCAGGAGAGTTATAGATAGCTATATTGTTTTTTCCAAATATAACCAACTTACCAAAGAAAGGGGCTATCGCAACTATCTCATCAGTTCCCCAAACATTTTTTAAGTCTATTGCTCCAGTTGAACCACCAGTCCAATCATCACCATCGAGAATATTAGAATAAAACAACACATCTTTTTCTTCAGTTACACCGCCACACCAAATTCTTCCGTAAAATCCCATTCCACAAGACGGATCAAAAGTTGTTATTGAAGCAGGCTGTGTAGCGTGTGCTGTCCACTTTAAGCCAGAACCTAAAGAACCATCATATCTTTGCGGTGTAATTCCAGAGTGAAAACAATGAAGTCTTTTGTTAAAGTTTATAAACTGCCAGTCACTTGTAGAGTTGGTTACTGTTCTTTTAACGTCAGCACCAGAAGAAGGGAAAGCTGCGTTAGGTGAGGTAAAATCTATCGTATATATACTAGAGCCATGGGATGCAAATATTTTATTAGTGCCCTGGTCATTGTGTTCAATTAAAGAACCTATTGCTACTCCACTTGGAACTACTTTTTGTTTTAAACCCTTCCTAAAAGAAACTCGACCAGACTCCCTTAAAACTATATTTTCAGCCTTTGTCAACCAAGTAGAGTCTAAACTAGAGGGGTTTTGTTGGGTGTTAAGCCCATTAACTCCAAAATTTTCTAGTGGTTGGTAAGATAATCCTTTTGCCATTATTTAACGTACCAATCTGTTTCGTATTGGGTGTTGCCACTATCAAGCATAATTGCTTGTTTAAGTGATTCATTTGCTTCTTGAGCAGCTAAACTAGACTGTGTTCCACCATCTTCTCCACGCTCTGCTAAAGCTCTTGCATAAGCACCAAGAACAACTATTTTGAAAGGTATTTTTAAAGTGGTAGATGCTGCTGTTAATTCGTCTTGATACTTTACAATATCGAATGAGACGGTATGAGCAGTAGTGGGAACTGGTGATAAATCAACTTTAAGATTATTTGAGCTATCAACACCATTGAATCCATAATACATAGGTTCACCTGTTGGATCGCTAGGGTATTTAATAGAGTTTAAATACGCTTTACTTACTTGTACTAATTGTGTACCTGTAGAGTTATTAATTACATCTATTATTTTAAATTCTTGTCCAGAAGATAAACTGTAGTTCTTTGTTCCATTAGCTGTTGTTATATCAGCTTTCTCTCTTAATACTAACCAATCATGGTATCCCTCAATACTTCTTTTAGCATCATTTACAAGTGATCCTATTACTTTTTGATAAGCCGTTATTGTGCTACTATCGTTTATATTACCCGACCAATCTGTAGCAATAGTATCCTCTCTTAATCTAATCAATACTTCGTTTATTAATTCTCTAAATGTCATATTATTTTCCTTTAGCCAAAGTTGAACCGAAGAACATTTCAGCGATCATTACAAATACTGCTCTTACTTCTTCCAGTAGTAACATACCCTCTACTGTTATATATTCTGTTCTGTCGGGTGATAATTTAATTCCTAGAAAACTAAACCCTTTTTCTAATACTGGAATTACTGTTTTAATATCAAATAGGGCAGGGGCT